TTGACCGCCACAGGCTGGGCACCGTGCACGACATCCATGGAACCGGTCGACATCGGCAGCAGGTCGGCGGCGGGGACCAGCTCCTGGCGGGTGCTGGCGGCGAATTCATCAAGCGCCGAACGGCGCTCCTCTCTCGTATCGACGGTCATTTGTCGTTCCTTATCTGTGCGAACAGGTTGAACATGTCGCCGCTGACGTTGGTTGCAGCGCGATAGGTCTCATCGTCGCGCGGGCCTAAGAAGTTCGGCCCCTTCGGCTGGCGAATGGTTACCTTGTAGCGGCTGCTGAGATAGCTGCCGTCGATGTGGTGGCTGTGAATCATCAGCACGTCCTCGCGGCCGGGCATCTCGCAGACCTGCCGGTTGCCGCGACTTGCGAACTCCTCGCTAGTAAGACTCACCGCCCATGCCTCACTCATGAACGAATACATTTTCGCGTGGCAGACCTGCATCAGCCGCTTCATGAAGGCGACGGAGAGGTACTTTTCTTCCTCGTCTTCCCAAAGCGTCTCCACCCACATGAGATGCGCGCCGTCCCAGATCAGCCACAGCGATGGCGCTTCGCCTTTGCGCCCGAAAATATCCTCGCCGAACGCGACCATCTTCTCGTGAAGATCGCGAAGCGTCAGGTCCATGGCGATTTCGGATTTCTTCAGTTGCGGATTCATTTCTCTCTCTCCCGCCTCACGCGCAACACCCGGCCGGACCATTCCGGCACGACATAAGACTTCCGTACCTGTTCTCTCAGTGTGATCTTCCAGCCGGGGAAATCGCCGCGCTCGAATTCGCCGAGCTTGTGGCGGATTTCGGCGTCGCACGCGGCGACGTCCGCCTCCATGTCGGCGATTTTCGCCTTCAGCGTTTCGCGCCGCTCAAGCACCTCGCCGATAAGGTTGTCGCCGGAAAGGTCGATGCAGCTATCGGGCACGCCGCTGGCGTTCATCTCGGCGATCGTCGAGTGATCGCGCTTGAAATCGGGCGGCGGGAACTTCCCGGCCTGAAGGTTCTCCCAGAAGTCCAGCGAGAATTCCCTGATCTTCGCTTCCGCCGCCGCGTGGCGCGGGATGTCGAAGACTTCCAGTTCGGCGGTGTAAGTGTCGATAACCAGCACGGCCAGGATGCCGTGGACGGCGTCGAGCAGCATGTTTTCGGTCGCCACCTGTAGCGAATAGGCGGCGGGCGGCGCGCCGTTCCACTTTTCGAAGGCTGGCTTGGCCACAGTCTTGATCTGGCAGTTGGTGATGCCCGGCCGCTCCGGCGTCTCGACGATGGCGTCCGGCGTGCACGCGATGCGGAACTCGTCATTGAACAGGAAGGCGTCGGGGCGGCTGATCCGCCAGTCGGGGTAGTCCTCGGCGAGATAGGCAATCGCCGCTCTTTCGAAATTCCGGCCTCGACGCAAGAGCGGGCTGTCCGGCGCATTCATGATTAACCCGGCCTTTTCGGCATAGACCGACAGCGCCGTGCGGTATTCATCGACGCCAGCCGCAGCACCGACTTCCGACGCGCACAGATAATGTCTGCGCCATTGCAGCCATTCGGCTCTGCTCGTGACTGTGCGGCGTTGGACGTCCATTTCATTCACCAGAGGATTGAGATCAGGGCGAGGGTCTGAAGCGTGGCAAGGATCAGGAAGCAGAGCAGCATCCGGTCGAGGAACTGCGACCAGCGCTCAAGGCACTCGATCCGGAATTCCAGCTTCTCCATCGCGGTCATGGGCGGCTTTCTCAATTGGGTTGGCATGGCTTGTGCCTCCGCAGGATTTCCTGAAGATCGGCCTCCGTCAGTGCGAGGCCCTTGGCACTGACAAGCTCCAACATGTCTACTGTCATCTTCAGCATCCGGATCGCCTTGTCGCGGCCGTGGTTCTTGGCGATGACGCCGCATATGCCGCCGATCAGCGCGCCAGCTTCCTCGCACTGGTTTTCCGCAGTTTCGATTTGTTTCTTGAGATCGCTCATCGTCACATAGGGAGTCATCGTTTCGCTCCTTGTGAGTGATGGCGGGATGGGGCCACACAGAGGCTCGTTAGACAGCGCTCCATCCCGCCTTTCCCCATCAGGGGAACTGACGGGACGGCCCCGGCAAGGCGGATGGGGCCGTCCCGCTATCCCGCGCGCACCATCATCGGAAGCGCGCAGGGATCAGAAATTCACGACACGCACTCAAGGATGTCCTTGATGCCCTTCGTCATTTCTTCGGCCATCTGCTCGACGCGGTGATTGACGACGTCGGTCAGCGCATCGGCGAGCAGGTCGCCTTTCGATTTCTGCGGCGGCAGGTCGGCAAGCAGCGCGAGGTGGCGCATGGCGCTCTCGGCGGCGGTGACGAGATCGTCTTCCGTCAGATGCTGGCGATCCTCGGTGAGCATGGCGAGTTTCGCGCGCTTCACCACTTCGGCGATGGATGCCGGGATTTGCCCGGCGAGCGCCGCGCCGACCGCTTCAAGCGAGACGTCGTCCGGCAGTGCTTCGGCGGCATAGTGCCGGATCAGGTGGCCGACCGTTTCGGCGTCCGGGGCGTCGATGGAGATGACCGCATCGAGGCGACCGGGGCGCAGGAGCGATTTGTCGATTCTGTCGATGTGATTGGTCGTCAGGATCGTCATGATGGCAGAGCCGAGCGGCACGAGGCCGTCGAGCAGGTTGACGAGATCGTTGACCTTCTCCTTGGTGCGGTCGCCGAAGCGGTCGATGTCTTCGGCGAAGACGACGCATGGCTGGTAGCGCCGCGCCGTTTCGAGAGCCGCCTTCAAGCCCTGCGCCCGGTCGAGGACGATGAAGGTCCAGCCGTTGTCTTCGGCCATCTTGGCCGTGACGCGGGCGGTGAGCGACTTGCCGCAGCCGTAGCGGCCTTCAAGCAGGATGCCGCGCTTCAAGGCGACGTTGTGCTTGCGGCATGCGTCGGTGTGTTTGATCGGCGCGAAGATCGATGTGCGGATGATCGACCGGGTGACCTTGTTGTAGATCGCGTCGGTTTCCTTGACGTCTGACACGTCGAAGAACTCCGGCTGGGCGGACATGTCGAGATCACCGTCCTCGTCGACCTTCAGGGCGATGGCCTTGCCCTTGTAGATCGAGTTGGTGTTGACGATGTCGCGGGCCTTGATGGCGATCTCGATCAGTCGGCTCTGCTCTTTCTTGGTTACCGTGCCGGAAAGATACAACCCGTTGGCGCGCGGGTGGACCATGATCGGATTGGCCATGCCCGGAAGGGTGATCTGGCCGACCGGAACCTGAATGACGTCGGTCTTCTTCTTCCCGGTCTTGACCGTCAGGAAAGTCGGATTGTGCGGGCCGAACCACGTCATCATCGTCTTCGGCAGGATGACGCCATAGATCGACTGCATCGCGAGGAAGGTGGCCACGGCCGCATCCCACGGCAGACCTTCGATGTGCTCGGTGACGTCGTAGGTCTGCTTGTTCGCCTTGTCGATCCGCTCAAGCGTCTCGATGGCGTCGGGGATCGGCATTTCGCCTGGCTCGCCGGGGAGCACGATTGCTTTGCCTTCGTATTTCAGGCCGGTGTCCAGTCGCGCCCAGTCGATTTCCGCGTCGTCACCTTTCAGCGGAACCTTCTTGTCGATATTCGTGTCGATAACGTTCATGGCACTTTCCTCTGGTTAGGAGGGACTTATAGTTTTTCGGTGCCGTGAGACTCCCTCAATCGCGCGGCATCGCATGGCCGCTCAAGGTTGTATACCTGAGCGGTGACTAAAACGCGAAAAAAGTGGCTTGCTGTTGCGATTAGAATACCCAAAAGGTACGCCAAGGCAACAACAAAGCCACTCCGGCAGAGGGAGAAATTGCTAAGTCGGCGAAAGATCAGTCGTTTTTTTAATCGTGCTTTATGATCTTCAGAAATTCCAAAACTTGTTGCTTGATGCGCTCGGCTTCTTCGCCGTCGCCCGCCTCGATGATCTCGTCAATGGAGATTTTGTCCGGTGGCCGGTTGATCGGATCGCCCGGACGGCAATTCACGGCATTTGCGAATTTGACTAAATATTCGCGCGAAAACTCACGCATTCCGGTTTCTATACGAGAGACGGTCGCAGCGGTCATGCCAACACGCTTGGCAAGCTGCTTCTGTGAAAGCTTGGCGTGGAGACGCCATTCCCGAAAAAAGAAGAGTACCTGAGTCAAGCTCATTAGTCCTACTTTAGACCTTGCCCCATATTATGTACGCAATAAATACCCGATAGGCAAGTGACATGTACATAACACTTTTGGGCTAGGGGAAAACGCTGATTGCCCTGTACATAACGTTTTTGCTTCCATAGGGGTTACCTATTGGGTATCATCCCCGGCCATGCACCCTCTTCGCGAATGGCGTTTGAAGCAGCCAGTGCCCCTGAGTCAGGCAGAGATTGCCGAAAAACTCGGCATCTCGGCCGCGCAGGTCTCGCGCTACGAAACCGGCATCAAGCGCATCACCGCAGAGAAGGCAGTGCTGATTGAGAAGCACTTCGGCATCCCGCGTGAACGACTGCGACCGGATGTCTTTGCAACCTGAAGGGTAACCCACCAGCGACGGGCATCAGCGCCCGCGCGCCTGTACGTCTGTACCTCTGGGAGGGCCATCATGCATCGAGCGGAACCGGTCCAGCAGTCGAAGTGCAATGCGCCGCTTCACACACTTACCGACCGGCAATGCCGCTTCCCGATCCACGAGGATCACACCGTCGCGGGTTGGCACATCTTCTGCGGCAAGCCCGTCGTTCGCGGCTCGTTCTTCTGCGAGGAGCATCACGCCCGCTGCTGGAACCCGCGTGACAGGAGGCATCGCCGATGATCTCCTTCCTCGACGGCCGGGTGATCCTCTATCCCGGCGACTGCCTCGACGTGCTTGCGGACATGCCGGAGAACTCGGTCGACGCCGTCGTCTGCGATCCGCCCTATCACCTCGCCAGCATCGTCAAGCGCTTCGGAAAGGAAGGATCGGCGAAAGCCAAGAGCGGAAAGACCGGGGCGTTCAAGCGCGCATCTGCTGGCTTCATGGGCAAGAAGTGGGACGGCGGTGACATCGCCTTCCGGGTCGAGACATGGAAAGCCGTCATCCGGGTTCTGAAACCGGGCGGTTACCTTCTGGCCTTCGCCTCGACGCGCGGCTTCGGCCGCATGTCGGTCGCGATCGAGGACGCCGGTTTCGTCACCCATCCGATGATCGCGTGGATCTTCGGATCGGGCTTCCCGAAGGCGCACAACGCCGCCCGCGCCATCGACAAGCGGCTTGGCCGGGAAGGGCAGAAGCAAGCGAACGGCAATGCCGTCCGGCGCATCAGACCAGGCGCGGACCAGGAGAAAGACGGCAGTTGGGAAAAACTTGAGGATCGCGTCTATCAGCCAGGGGCCTATGTGCCGGGATCGCCGGAAGCGGCGCAGTGGAACGGCTGGCACTACGGCGGGCAATCGCTGAAACCGGCCATCGAGCCGATCTACATGGGCCAGAAGCCGTTCACCGAGAGGAACGGCGCGGCGAACATTCTCCTCTGGGGAACCGGCGCGGTGAACATCGACGCGTGCCGGGTGGGAGTCGATGGCGGAACGACAAGAAGCGGACAGGCTGAATATCCAAAGAACGATGACGGCACCGAAGATCGGAGTGAATCATGGGCGCGAACGGGCCATAACATTGTTGAACTTCAAGCTGGCCGCTGGCCAGCCAACGTCATTCATGACGGATCGGACGAAGTGCTGGCAGCATTCCCGGAGACAAGTAGCCAAGGCCATATCCCTCGTTCTGGTGGCACTAAGGCGATTTGGGGCGGCGGCAATCACATCTCCGAGGACTTCGGTAGCAATAACGCATTTGCAGACTCCGGCTCTGCCGCTCGCTTCTTCTATGCCGCCCGGCCGGACGAACCATCCGCCTTCCGGCGCTACGACAAGCATGGCGCGACCGACTTCGCAATGCTGCCGGGCGCGCGCCGTGCGGGCGTCACACCTTCCAGTCTGTTCTATTCGGCCAAAGCCGATAGCGAAGATCGCATCGGCTCGAAACATCCCACCGTGAAACCCATCGATCTCATGCAATACCTCGTGCGCCTCGTGACGCCGCCCGGTGGCACCGTGCTCGATCCGTTCGCCGGAACCGGCACGACCGGCGAGGCGGCATGGCGGGAAGGATTCGACGCGATCCTGATCGAGCGCGAGCTGGAATACCAGAACGACATCGCCGAACGCATGCGGCTCTGCCTCGCCGGGCCGGATGAGAAGGCGCGCGAGATCATCAAGCGGTCCGGAAAGGCTGAACTCGACGCCGGGCCATTGTTCGGGAGAGGCAGATGAAGCAGAGGCGAGCAAACGCCGGGAAGAGTGATCTTTCGTACTTGAAGCACAGCGCCATCAATAAGTGTGCCAAAGCGCTCATCGGAAAATTCCGGGCGCATTTTAGAGGCGCGAAGATCGCCATTGTCGACGCCAACTCCGGCGACGGCTATGGCCTCAAGATCTACATGAAAACCAATCTCGGCATCGTTAACCGGATTGTCGAACTGCCGTTCGATGCGCCGGTCGGCGACCTTTTTGACCAATCGGCACCAGACGTCTTCCATTACCTCGGCAATGGGCGAAAGGCGGTGGCATGATGCGCGTCCTCGCCGTCGATCCGTCCAAGACCGCGTCCGGCTGGGCGATCTTCGACGGTCGAGAGTGCATGGCGTCTGGCACGCTGCGCTCCGATGGCGTCGAGGACTTTGCCCAGAAGTTCACGCTGCTGGTCGGCGAGTGGCGGCCGAAGGTCATCTGCTTCGAACGGGCGATCCGGTCGATCAAGATGTACGGCAAGAAGGGGCTGCTTCCCGGCAATGAAGGCTTCGTCACGCCGAATGCGGCGTCGATGATCCTCCACAACATCGAGGGCGTCATCATCGGCGTCGGCGTGGCGCTCGACATCCGCCTGCTGGGCGTTGCGGTCGCCACCTGGCGCGCGGCGATCCTTGGCGACGGCAAACTCTCGCGTGATGTGGCCAAGCGGCGGGCGAAGGAAACCTGCCAGCACCTCAAGATCAAATACCGGTCCGTCGATGAAGCAGAGGCGATCCTGATCGGCCTCTGGGCCTCGTCGGTTCAGGAAATCCGCTACTGGGAGAAGATGCAATAATGGCGGTCCAAATCCTCATTGGGGATTGCCGGGATGTGCTGGCGACGCTGGATGCGGAAAGCGTCCAGTGCGTCGTCACATCGCCGCCCTATTTCGGGCTGCGCGACTATGGCATCGACGGGCAGATCGGCCTTGAGTCGACGCCGGACGCCTATGTCGAGGAGATGGTCTCGGTGTTCCGCGAGGTTCGCCGGGTGCTCCGGAAAGACGGGACACTCTGGCTCAATCTCGGCGACAGCTATGCTGGCGGCGGCGGTTTCTCAGCCAATGCGCCGACCACAGCGGTAAGCAAGAGCGGCAAATACGGTGCGCGCGGCGCGCTCAAGGCGGGCGGCATCAAACCCGGCAACGGCATCAAGTCGAAAGACCTGATCGGCATTCCATGGCGCGTCGCCTTCGCGCTTCAAGCCGATGGCTGGTGGCTTCGTTCCGACATCATCTGGCACAAGCCAAATCCCATGCCGGAAAGCGTGACGGATCGGCCGACGTCGGCGCATGAGCACCTTTTTCTGCTGACGAAGTCCGAACATTACTCCTACGACGCTGCCGCTGTGCGCGAACCATTCGCCGACGAACGGCAAGGCAATCCCGGCAAATACAAGCGAACATCCTCGCAATCCAAGGGCGTCAACAATGATCGCCAGGACGGCGGCATCCTCAAGAATGGCGGTGGCTGGGAGCGAGGAGCTGAACTGGGCGGGCGCAACCTTCGCAATGTCTGGACCGTCGCCGCGCGCCCCTTCCGGGAAGCACATTTCGCCACATTCCCGCCTGAACTGGTCGAGCCGTGCATCCTTGCCGGTTGCCCTGTCGGTGGCACCGTGCTCGATCCGTTCGCTGGCGCTGGCACGACCGGCCTCGTGGCCGACAGGCTGCAACGCGACGCGATCCTGATCGAACTCAACCCCGGCTACATCAACATGGCAGAGAACCGCATCATCAAGGATGCGCCGCTGTTCATTCACGGGCAAATGACAGTGAAAGGAGCGCAAGAGCATGAGCGATGACGACGGCAACGTCACCGAACTGGGCGTCCGCTTCAAGGCACCGCCATCAGAGGACGGGCCAACCCTGCGCATCCTGCATTTCGGCGGTCCCTGCAACCATTCCTTCAAGATCGGCGAGAACGGCAGGATCGTTCACGCGCACTTCAACATCCGGGAAGGCGAGACGGAAGTCGAATGCGGTCTTTGCGGCATGCGCCTCGATCCGATGTTTGTGCTGCGCCGCATGGCGATGGACGAAAGCGCATGGATGCGCACCCGGCAAGCCTATCAGGATGAGATGAAGCGGCTCAACGAGCGCCAGCGCTGCAAGTGCCAGCACTGCGGCCGGATGACGAGGATCAAGCGATGAACCTTCCGGCCTTTCCCTTCGTCTACGCGATCCCCAGCGGCAGCAGCATGCCGGATGGCTCGGTGACACATCAGGATCAGCAGTTCGTCTTCACAGGCATGGACCTGCGCGACTGGTTCGCCGGACAGGCGCTCGCCGCCCAGATCGCGCGCGGCCAGATCGGCGGACCGTCCGAGCTTGCGCTGCGCGCCTACCGCTATGCGGATGAGATGATGAGGGCCAGAGGAGATCAAGGAGACGAAGGAGAGTGAGAAGTGCGATATCTCGACCTGTTCTCCGGCATCGGCACGGCGTCGCTCGCTTTCGGGCCGCTGGGCTGGCAGTGCATCGCGCACGCCGAGGTGGACAGGTTTGCGTCAGCCGTCCTCAAGCACCGTTTCCCCGACGTTCCAAACCTTGGCGATGTGAGAGCCTATGAAGAATGGCCCGACATCGGATCAGTTGACCTTGTTTGCGGCGGAAGCCCCTGCCAGTCCTTCTCCATCGCGGGCTTGCGCAAGGGACTGGATGATCCGCGTGGCGGACTCATGCTCGCCTATCTTGCTATCGTTCGCCACTATCGCCCCAAGTGGATCATCTGGGAGAATGTCCCCGGCGTCCTGTCGCAGGACGAAGGACGGGCTTTTGAAACGCTCCTCAGAGGGCTGGAAGTCAGCGGGTATTCTGCGGCCTGGCGAGTGCTTGACGCTCAATATGTGCGAGTGGACGGCCACGCTCGCGCCGTTCCCCAACGACGGAACCGTGTCTTCCTTGTCGGATATCTTGGAGCCGACTGGCGACGTCCAGCGCAAGTATTACTTGAGCCGGAAAGCCTGCGCTGGAATCCTGCGCCGCGCCGAACGGCGAGGGAAAGCTTTGCCCGATCAACTGCTTCGTGCCTTACAGGCAGTGGCCGGGGTGTCGAGCGTCCCGGAGACTCCAGAGGACAGGACGACATCATCGCCGTTCCCGGAGTCGCCAACGGCCTGACAGCCCGGATGCACAAGGGCGTCAACACCACCATGGATGAAGGCCAGACGATGATCGCGTTCAACGCGCGACAAGATCCTGTGCCTGACGAAATCCCCGGTTCCCTCGACGAGGACGGCTATAGCCAAGCGATTGCCTTCGACTCCAAGCGCAACGGCTTCGGTGACGAGGGCGCGGCGCCTGCGATGCGGGCGATGAACTTCGACGGAAGTCACGCCAATGCGGGCGGGCAGCTGGCGGTGGCCCAGCCGCTTGGCGCGGGCGATGGCGAACGCGGCTGGCGCAACGATCTCGATCAGGGAGCCTTCGTGCCGGAGCACTATGCGGTCCGCCGGCTGACGCCCAGAGAGTGCGAGCGCTTGCAGGGTCTGCCGGACGACTGGACCAACGTTCCATGGCGCAGGAAGCCCTATGCGCCGGACGGACCGCGTTACCGGGCGATAGGCAACGCATGGGCGGTGAACGTCGGCCGCTGGGTCGGCGAGCGCATCCAGCTCGTCGAGGATTGGGGGAGGGAGGGTGTCTAAGGAGATGCTTCGCTTCCTTCTCGGCCTCGATCGTCGATCGTTCGTGACGTTCTTCGTGGCGCTCCGGAAAGGCGTCTTCGGCCCTGAGTTCGAACAGGCGGTGCGGCACGACGGCGGATGCCTGTGGTGCGACGCCGACCAGGGCGAGAACCATCGGCCGGATTGCCAGAAGGATCGGTTTTGCGAGATCGCCGCAGAATACCGTCAGCGCGGCTTCAATCCGCCGCGACCGCGAAAACCGGAGACGCCGGACTGGCATCGGCACCTGATCGCCGACGAGCAGGGGAAGTTTATCAAGGGCGTGGCGAATGCGGCGATTGCCCTTCGCGAAGACCCGGCTCTTTCTGGTATCCTTGGCTTCGATCTGAAGTCCAAGAAGATCGTGCTCAAAGGTCGTTTGCCGGACGACTGGGAACCGGATTTCACCATGCGGGTGCTCACCGAGACGGACGTCTCCGGCCTCTATGAATATCTGCTGCGGCAAGGCTTGCGGCTGACGCGCACCGAGATGGTGACGGCGCTGAAGCGGATCGCGCGCGAAAATCCGATGGGAGACGATCAATGAGGCGACGGAGCGGCACGAGCGTCCTGAACGAGGGCCAGCGGCAGGCGGTCGAAGCGGCACTGAAGGCATTCGAAAACGACCGATGGTTCAAACTCGACGGCGCGGCAGGAACCGGCAAGACCTACACCGTGCCGCACATCCTCAACCAGCTTCCGGGCGTCGAGGCCATCGGTTCAAGCGTCTCGCACATCGCCACGAAGCGGCTCGCCAACAGCCTCGAATTGAAAAACTGCCCGATCCCATGCAAGACCGTCGCGGCGCTGTTCTATCGTCACGAGAAGATCGAGACGCCGGAATACGACAAGGCGCTCGCCGACCTTGAGCGGCGCGTCGAGCGTGGCGAACTGACGCCGAACACCAAAGCCTGGTTGCACGCCAAGCTGGTCGATGTGGATCGCTACCTGAAGGACATTTTCGTGCTCGACACGCAGGGGCAGGTGACGAAACTCGGCGACGATGACGTGCTGGTGATCGACGAATACTCGATGGTGAAGCCGGAGATCTACACCTACATCGTCGAGCACACCAAATGCCGCATCCTGCTTCTCGGCGACAGTTTCCAGTTGCCACCGGTCGGCCACCACCACAACGCTTTCGAGACGATCCCGGTCGGCTATGAACTGACGAGGATCGAGCGCGGCAACGGCACCAACATCCCTGAGATCGGCGGGTTGTTCCGCCAGGATCGCGCCCGTTTCGACGATGGCGATTACGGCCAGTTCACGGTTCGGACATCACCCTCGTTCCGCCGTCAGCAGCCGTTCGCCAACATCTCGATCGATGAGTGGGGCCGGTGGGGCAGGATGGCCGACATCATCATCGCCCCCTATCACCGGCTGCGGCGACTGGCGACGACGGCGATCCGCAGGGCGCTCTTCCATTGCGGCATCGACCGGCCGCTGATGCGCGGCGACCGCTTTCTCGTGCGGCGTCGCAACAAGTACGGTTTCGAGAACGCCATGATGCTGACACTCGGCAAGGAACTGGCGTTCCCGCCGAAGGACGTCGACTTCGCCCCGGAAGGCTATCTGCGGCTCGATCTGGTCGACCACGAACTCTTGCGCAGGATATGGCTGAAGCGGGCCTATGAGGATGGCGCACCGACCCGTGAGATGCCGAGAGTGTTTGATCCGGAACCGCTTTATTTCCCGATTTCAATGCTGCAATGGGCCTATCATGATGGAGACGAAGGCGACTATCGCCGGGCCATCGAGAAGGCCAAGGGCGAAGTCGAATATTTTCAGGAGACCTATGATCGCGACGCGCTCGTGACCGTGCTGGAATATGCATGGGCGGTGACCGTGCACGCCGTCCAGGGCGCGGAATTCGACCGCGTGATCTTCCTCTATTCCGGCTGGAACGGCGACGCTCTGGAAGCGCGCCGGCTGGTCTACACCGGCATCACCCGCGCCAGAAAACAGGTGCTGATGCTTCGCTCCAACCAATGGTTATTCGCATGACCGCCGATGAAGATGGGCTAGGAGAAATGCTTGACGGAAAGCCGCGAATGGATCGCACCCAAATAAGGCTCGTAGCCGGAGCGCAGATCGAGAACGCCGAAGACGTCGAGGAAGCCATCCTCAAGCATGAGGTGCCGCTTTACGTCTCGGCCGGTCAACTGGTGATCGCCATCGAGGCCGACACCGTCGGCGAGGAAGGCGGCGATTACGTTCAGGTCCGCAACGTCCGGCTCGTGCCGGTGACGATCAGCCGAATGATCCACCTGATGGAAGAAGCGTGCATCTTCTTCAAATACGATGCGCGCAAACGCGACTGGGTGGCGACCGACGCGCCGGAATATCTCGCCCGGCTGATCCTCTCACGCGTCGGCCACTGGCCGTTCGCGGAAGTCACGAACATCATCGCGGCGCAGACGCTGCAATCGAATGGCGACATCGTCGACCGGCCGGGCGTGCATCGACAGTCACGGTTGTTGCTCGCCGATCTGCCGCCAATGCCGGAGATCAAGACCGAGCCGGACAAGGGCGAGGCCATCGGCGCGATCAACGTCCTGCATGAGCTTCTGGAAGAATACGAGTTCGTCGGCGAGGAATCCCGCTCGGTGGCCCTGTCGATGCTGATCACGCCGGTCTGCCGTGGCATCCTGCCGACCGCGCCGCTGCATGCCGTCACCGCGCCGACGCCTGGTTCCGGCAAAAGTTACCTCTCGACGCTCGCCAGCCTGATCGCCACCGGCCGACCGTGCCCGGTGATCCCGCCAGCCGAGAAGGGCGAGGAATTCGAGAAGCGGCTGACGGCGGTGATGATGGCCGGGATGCCGATCATCTCGCTCGACAATGTCGTCAACCGGATCAACTCGCCGCTCTTGTGCCAGGCGCTGACAGAGCCAGTGGTCGATGTCCGGCCGCTGGGGACATCGAGCCTGACGCGGATCGAGCAGCGGGTGACATGGTTCGCCAACGGCAACCACTTGCAGGTGATGGCCGATCTGACGCGGCGCACCGTTCTGGCGACGGTGGATCGCAATGAGGAAAAGCCGGAAGAGCACGAATACCGCAATCGCCCGGATCGCAAGATTCTCACAGATCGCGGACGGTATGTCGCCGCCGCCTTGACCGTCGTCAGCTCCTACCTGAAGGCCCGGCGACCGGCGCGACTGCCGCCACTGGCATCCTACGAGCGATGGTCGAAGACAGTTCGCGAAGCGCTCTGCTGGCTGGGCTACGAAGACCCGTGCATGTCAATGACCAGCCTTCGCGCCAATGACGAGGAGCGCAACAAGGCGGAAGCGATCTTCATGAACTGGCCGACCGAACTCGACGGCGGCTTCGTTCAGGACACAGCCGCGCACCTGATCACGTCCGATACCGGCATCTGGCAAGAAGTCGTCAAGCAGGTGGCGTCGAACGTCAAGGGCGATCTCGACGCCCGCCAGTTCGGCTACTGGCTTAAGCGCTGGAAGGATCGCGTCCTGGTCCGGCGCAAACTCACCGGCAAACCGGATCGAAACGGCATCATGCGCTGGACCTTGCAGGCACTGGATCAGGGAGGAGACTGATGCGACTGTATCTCGCCGGGCCGATGACCGGCTATCCCGAATTCAACTATCCGGCTTTCTACGAGGCAGCGGCAAATCTGCGCCGGGCCGGACACTTCGTCTTCAACCCGGCCGAAGCGACAGATCACACCGATGGCAACCCCATCGAATACCTGCTCGTCGATCTGGCATGGATCATCGCTCATGCCGAGGGGATCGCCATGCTTCCCGGCTGGGACAAGTCCAAGGGTGCCAAGGTGGAGCATGCGCTGGCCGAATATCTCGGCCTTGAGATCATCTATCTATGACAAGGCGGAAAATTGCCGCCCTCAGCGGAATTTCAAGCGTTTTGCGGTTTATCCCCCGCAGTCGATTACGGAAAATCAATGACTTAGCAAGCCAGTGCGGGGTGTGCGGGGGATGATCTCCTAACTTCTTCCGTAACTATCAATTGCGCACAACTGACATTTCCGCACGTAACTTAGAGAAAATCCCCCGCATACCCCGCATGAGAAAGTTAAGTGATTGTTTTTTATGAATCCGGGTGCGGGGGATAAATTTCATTCTCTTTTTTCGGCACCCGCAAACGGCGCTGACGCGCACCAGAATCAGAGTAATTTGCAGGGTGGACAAAATGTACCTGTTGGGTAAATATACCGGGCCAATAGCAGAGAGGGGACCATGACGGACCTGCACACCATCCTGGCGGAATGCTGCCATCAATTCAGAACCGGCGAAGAGATCGTCGAGCGCCACGTCGGCCCGGTGACGGTGACCGAAGTCTATGCCATGCCGCACGTCGATGATGCCGCGCCGGACCTGAAACTCATTGACTGCCACTTCATGAAGATCGGCGTCGATCCGGTCGGTGCTGAACTGCACCGGCACGATCTCATCGCGATCCTCGACCGGCACAGCGACTGGCTGGTCAACGGCCCGTCCTACATGCGGATCGCCGCCGAACTGGAAATCGAACAGGACATAGCCTTCATGCTGATGGCCATCGGCGAGGTGCTTGGCCTGTGGCGCGTCATCACCCCGGCGACCTTCGATCTCGACGGCGAACTGGCGGAACGCGCCGCCCGCACTGGCTTCATCATGATCAACGGCTACCGGCAAGAGGAGAAGGCGGCATGACGACCGAAGAACTGATCGACCGTCTCGCAGCCGCGACCGGCCCGGATGCCGACCTTGACGAGGCGCTGGTGAGCCATTTCGAGATGATCGATGGCCATCCGACCGCGTCCATCGACGGCGCGCTGGTCTTCTTCAAGGCGATCTTCCCGGACACGAAGGATCGGCGCTTCTCGATGACGATCTGGACCGGCTTTTGCCCGGCCGCGCGCATCTCCTACGAGCAGCGCGACGCGGAAGCGGAAGGTGGCTGGGCCATCGGCTTTCTCAATCACCCGTTCGACGTGAGGGCCAAGACCGAACCGCTGGCGATGTGCCTTGCCGTCGTCAAGGCAACCGAGGGGAGGGCGTGATGGTGAGCATCAACATCCCGGAAGGCGTCGAGCAGATCAACGCCGACGCGATCATGGTGCCCCGCGTCCGCAAGACGCTGTTCGGGGCAGAGCAGGGTTCCTATGTCGCCGTCCGCAAGGCGTCGGAAGACGTGACCCGGCTCGGCCTCCTGCTCGGCGACATGCCCATCGGCATCGCTCCCATCGTCAAGAACGACGACCTCATGGTGCTTGAGCGCACCTACTCCAATCCCTGCATCTTCGTCTTCGAAACCGGCGAGCTGGTCTATGGCTTCGAAAGCTGGTGGGGAGCGATCCGCACGCCGGATGATCTGAAGCAGATCACCAATCAGGACATCGACAACGTCTGGTATGTCCGGGCACTGAAGGCGGTGTCGCCATGAGATACGACGAATTGATCAGCGCCGCCTTCTTCGTCGTGATGGTGGCCGTCTTCGGCCTGAGTGCTTGGGCGTGGCTGGCGATGTAAGGAGAGTGACGATGAGTATCGAAACACTGATCGAGGAGATCGAGGCGAATGAGCATCCGGTCTCGCAAGCGCTGTTCGTCAGCGGCCTGATGGCGGGCCTGATCGCCAAGCACACCGGCAGCAGTGAGTTCATGGTGCTCATGCGCCTGATCGTCGGTCTGCTCGATGGGCATCCAGACAAGCCGATGACCGACACCACCGAGATCGAACGCCTGACGGCGGAACTTCGCGAACGTTACCATGAGAGGAGAAGCACCAATGAACGACAAGACGCTTGAGGCTGGCCTCGCCGAGGCCGTCGCCGACGACATGAGCATCGCCCGTAAGTTCGCCCCAACCGCCGCAGGGGGTGCCACCCGGCTGGCAACGCTGCCGCAGGGCACGTCGCAGAAGCCGCGCCAGGCGGTGACCACCGGCCCGGTCGAGCACCTGCATCTGGCGATCCGCGCCGTCGATGAGGTTTACACCGATCTCATCAAACTCGCCGACAGCCTCGTCGGTCCCGGATCTCCGACAGAAATCGAGCGGGGCGAGCGGCCAGCGTCGCCGATCTTCAAGGCCGTGCACGAGGCGTCCGACGATCTCGGCGCATTGGTGCTGGCGATGCGCGCCGAAATCGCCCGCATCAGGGCCGGGATTTGAAGGAGAGGATGATGAACAAGAGTTTCGACGAGGTTCTGGACGACGCCATCAACGACTACATCGCCGACCAGTCGGACCGGCGCGACGCCATCGAACAAGTGATCTCAGCGCTGGAACTGAAGCTGATGGCGCTGAAAGAGGAAGAGAATTCCGCCGACTGATTTTCTGCGGTAAGATCGATTTCCCTCCCAGACTTGCGGGCCGGATTTTCAACTGGCCCGCTTTTTTGCGGGGCCGGGCCGGGCAGGGCACCAAATTTTTTTTTAAAAGCAACCGTATACCCCCCACCCCCCACGGTTCCGCTACCAAAACCGCAATCCAGGGGCTGCATTGGCCATTTTCGCGTCAAAAGCACAATCTAGCGGTTGCATTGCGCTATGCGGCCATAAAGCGGCCGTTTGACCGTCTCCGGCTTGCCGCTCCGGCTCATATGCCGGACACGGCCGCCAACCGTCTGCTTTCCTTGCGTCCCGTTTTCCGCGTTCTCTGGCCATTGCCGGAGCATGGAGTCGGGCATTGCAACGGGCCGCAACCGGAGCGGCGATGAAGCGGCCAAACCGCACAAGCGGCCAAACCGCCATAAACGGCCGTAGAACGCGTTTCCGCGTCGCTGGCCACTATCACGCGGACTCGTCCCGCAATCGCGTCCATTGCCGCTCGCTTCGGCCGCTCTGGCGATATGCCGGAGCAAGCGAACCGGAGCGGCAAACGGCAAACCGCCAAAACCGCCACAGATGGCCGCAGACGCGTTTCCAAGCTCCGGACGGTCTATGACCTATGCCAGAGACGGAATCGCATTCTGTGGCCACGCCACGGCCGCGCGCCACGCGGAGTCGTCCCATCAACCGCTTGAACGGCTCACGGCAAGACTCCGGACATACGAAAACGCGCCACTAGTCGGGACTAGCAGCGCGCAACGTCTAAGCATCGTTTTGAAGCTCCGGAGCAATCACGGTGTTTCGCTCCAATGCTGCATTGTTTCGGCCGTACAAGCGGCCATGTCCGCGAAAACGACTCCGTCCCGCTCTACTGGCAACGCGCGGCCGAAACGTTCAATCTGCGCGGCCGTCCAATAGTCGGCGAATTCGTCATTGCGGAATTCGAGAACCGACAAGCGGCCGTCAGTTTCGCGGCGCATGATATAGCGGCTATCGGCCGCAACAGTCGGTTTGTCCTTTGCTCTTGCCTCATACTTGGAATGGTTATCCCATAGAAACCGCGTGGCTTCCTCAAAGGAACCGGTATCAATCTCAAACTGAGAAACCATAGACCAATAGTTGTTATTGGTCTCGAAAATCCACGCGCCATCGTCAAATACGTGCACGACGTCGAATCGATCCGGAGCGGACTCCAAAACATGCTCCGGAATAGCGGAATCGCCGCGTTTATATTCGCGACATGTTGAAAGCCACGAGTCGTAATTCATTGCCTTGCCTCTCTTGCTTGCCAAACGGTTTACTGAACGGCCGCATTGCGGAATCGGAACAATTCCGAAAGCGCAACACGCGGCCGTCTATAAGCCGTTCAGAGATATTCCATTCCAAGCGAGTCTATTTCGCCGCGTTGCACGGTTGCGGCCATTTCGTCCGCAATCGACAATATGCCTTCAACCGTGTTTGAGCGTTTCGCTAGGGAATGTGGCGAGTCTTCCTTGTGCACTATCCAAGCTCCAAAATCGTCTCCGGCTTCAATGTCCGCTGGATTCAATTCGTGCCCGGCTTCACTGGTAGCAATCCAGATTAGCCAATCCGTCCCGTCAATGGCACGTTGCCAAGCCGTGCAACCGCCACCGGTATGGGTTAGATCGAATCCAGCCGCATGAAACTTGCGGCCGTCTTCAGTCGCAATCGCCGCGTCCCGCGTGGCGTCAAACCATTTCCAGAATCGGCTTGTGTCGTGATCAGACATTGCCTTGCCTCTCAAAATGCATAGTTGTCGGCGATGGCACGCGATTGCTTGCCTGTTTTGAGAACTTCGCGCGGAATCTTGAGACCGTCCAGCGCATAGGTTTCTTGGATTGCGGCGATTGTCGACTCGCTGGCAACGTCCAGCGCTTCGCTTGTGCGACAAGTGAAATCGGACTTTATCCCGCGTTCGTCCGCGACATAGGCGCGAACCGTGAATATGCCTTGCGACTTGTAATAGGCCGTCTTGATGATGAGTCTTGCCATTGGTTAGGACTCCACGCGAGTCCAGCCGGACTCGCTATCCCATCGTCCCGCGCAAACCGGCTTAGGCGGTTGAAACCACGGTTCGTTAAATTCCGTCCCGTATCGCTCCGGATTGGCGCGCATAAAAGACATTTGCCGCTCATGTTCGCTTGTCCGCCACGCGTTGAAAGCGGCGATTGTCTCCGGCAGAATCTCGCCGCGATTGTCGCAGACGCAACGCACTAGGAGTCCGATAGTCGACTCGACGTGCTTTGCGATTCCGTCCGCGTCATAGTTCAATTGCGAGCGCTCATAATCGCCGAGTTGGTGGCGCAATTCCGCGCGAAATGTTCCGGTTGAATCTGTCACCATATAGTCAACCGTTCCCATATAGCTGGATTGCCATTTGAAATGGTATGTCATTTGCCTTGCCTTTCCTTGCCTTGCCTAAGTAACGGTTTACCGGAGCGGCCAAACACGGCCGCTCTATAAGCCGTTCACTCGCTTTCGGCTTTTACGAGTGATTTGACTCCGTCCGCGTCGACCAATTCAAATACGAGGTCTAACGCGCATGCATCTTGCGCGATTTCAAGAAAGGCTTTGATTGCCTCTTGCGGATTATCAAAATCCAAATCGGGAATTGTGAGCGTGACAGAATGGTACATTTTCTTTCCCCTCTTTAAATGTTGAGCGTATGGAAGCGAGAACCGGAAAGCCGGATCATGCGGCAATCGGCAAGGCATGCCAGAGCGGCAATGACGGAATTGCGCGCGTGCGGCGCATAATAGGAACCGTTCCGCTTGTGCGTCTTCGCTTCCAACCGGTATCGGCGAATCCAGCTCAATTCGTCCGCGACACGGCCGCACGTTGCACGGTCTCTGATAATCGACGGGACAAGATGGAGTCCCTTGTCCGATCCGCGCGCCATGTAGTGAACCGTCCAGTATGTTCCGCCATGCTCCACCATTTCACTCCGGACGGCCGCGCCACGGTTTGAGCGCATGCGGCGAAAAAGCGCTTTCCATTCGTTGCGAGTCATTGCCTTGCCTTTCCTACTTGTCGGTTTCGCTTGTCTTGTCCGAAAGAATGCAGTCGGCGAACATGCGCAATTGCGCGCGCAATTCGTCCTTTTCCTCTTCATAGACTTCGCGAAGATAATCGCCGCTATCGGACTCGATTCCCCACAATCCAGCGGACTCGATCATGAGCGAGCGGAACGAATTCCCGCCAATGGGAATCAAGATTTCAGCGCGTGCGACGACTCCGCAGAAATGCCAGTCGCCACGGTCGAAAGCGTCCATGCGCTCTTGAGCCTTGCGCATTGCTTCGTCAAACCGCGACGGCTCGACATAGCCGCACGCGTCCGGATCGGAGCTCGGCCAGAATCCCTCGTCGTCTTCGTCCGGACGGCCTTTCGTGTCGTCGTGCTCTGTGCGCATGCTCCACTGGATATGCACGCGGGACGGATCAAGTTTTGCGTTGTCGAGCATTCGGAATTGCGTTGTCATTTGCCTTGCCTCTCTTATGCCAGTTGGACGGAGTCGAGGGTCGCGACTCCGTAGTGTGTGCCGATTGTCGCGACGACGTTCTTTCCGTCAAAATTGGTGACGGAATAGCCGAGCGAAGAGTCGACGGCCGTGCGGCAAGTGAATCCCGCGACATACACGAGATATCGAGGATTGCCGTTTGCAGACGACGGCAAGCGCCTTACAATTTCGAGCTTGCCGATATGCCGTGTTACGTTTTTCATTGCCTTGCCTCATGAATTGAACATGAGAGAACATAAAAGCAAATTTGACTAATAGCAATAGGGCGGATCAAAGATTTATGTACATAAATAATCCACCATTTTTGTGAAGAATCCAGGCGGACGTTAGCCGATATAGAACGAAACGAAGAAACCGCTTTCCGCGTCGTCTGATTCATATGCGTCCAGATTGATTTCGCCACGGCCGCACAATGCCGTAAGTCTCTGGCCAATGCCGCGCAATGCCTCTTGCCATTTGTCCGCGTTATCGCGGTTTTCGATCATGACGGCCGTCAACCGCTCATATTCTTCCAAATCCGCTTCATTGGCTTTCAACGCGTCCCTATCCCAATAGCCGACTCCATGCCCGGCATAGGTAAAATACAAGTCCCGTCCGGCTTGCGTTTCGTCATAGTCCCGCTCATAGGCCAGCCGGAGAACGTCCGCCGCGCGCGTCTGAAATGCCGCGCAAAAGGCCTTGATTGCGGCCAGCGACTCCGGATCGATATCGGCCGGGCTTGCGTCATTCGGGACGCTTCCGTCCGCTTGTCCCTCTCTTACTTGCTCTTGCGCCTCATCTCCGAAGAATTCGGACGAGTCGAAGCAAGAGGAATCGGAGAAAAACGCGGCTTCAATGAAGCCTTTCGTGAAGGAGTCGAGACTGTGCCAGTTTTCGACGGTTGCGCCTTCGGTATTCAGGATAAATTCGGGCATTGCCTTAACCTTTCGCCTTGCTATCTGCTTCGGACTCGACCTTGCGCAAGAGGCAATAGACCGTGTTTAGGTAACGGCCGCGCGCATCCTTCAAGGTGATATAAGCCGGAGCTTCGTTGTTGTGTTTGTCGAACCATAGGCCGAAAGCACGATCAAATGCTTTCCGGTAGTAGTGCGGCAATGCCGCGCGTATCGCGGCCATGTCCGGCTTTACCGTCGTTTGCGTTTCTTCGATCCAATGGCCAGTGTAAGCGCTCCGGAGCGCTGGCACGCGCGGCTTTCCGAAACCGTCGCGGGACTTGGAAAGATGCAACACGTAAACGTGAGTCCGTGGCAAGCGCTCGCATGCCGTCCCGCCAATCGGGACGCGCCACGAATAACCGGCTAGATCGAAATAGGCATGCATGCCTTCAATCTGGCACGGGACATACTGGCGGACGATACCGGGCACAACGTCGCCAGTTATGACGTCAAGACACGGCAAGCCGTCGCAACGGCCGCGAACAACTCCGAGATAATGAGCCGTCATTTCAGGTTTTGCCGTATTCATTGCCTTGCCTCTCTTGCCTTCATAGCGCGCCACAAACGCGCGGACTCGTCTTCGTCCCGTTCGTTCCATGCGCCAATATGGATTGACGTTCCGTCCCTGAAATAGGCCGAATAGCCGGTTGCGAATTCGTATTCGAAGCGCTCGATTTCAAATGGCCACGCGTCAGACATGGCCGCTTCGACCAGATAGATATCCAGCCAATCGGAGTCGTTTGCGAGAATTGGCGTATTCTGCGCAAGATCCGCAATCGAGACTGTGCCCGGCCAAAGATTGCCGGAGTTGTCAACCGTGATTTTTGCCATTGCCGTTAACCTCAAACGTGTTTGCCTATGCCCATATACATATAGGCAAACTTGCTTAATAGCAATAGGGCAAAATTGATTATTTATCGGACCATTCGGGCAATTCGCCGTCGAAAAGCCACGCGCGGCAATCGTCCGCCATGGCACGCGCGGCCGTCCCGTCGTCCTGCTCTGGCACGTCATGGTCGACTAAATCGCCGCTATCGTCGAATTCAAACCAGTAGCTCCGGCTATCGCGCAATTCAGAGCACGGAAATTTACTGTTGAACCGTGCGACTTCGTCCCGCGAAACGATAACCTTGTTTGTGTTATTCCAGCGGATCATTGCCTTATTCCCCTACACAAGAGCTTGCGGAGTCGTCCGCTATCATGACGAAGTCGCCAGCGCTGATTTCAAGCAATTGCCTTGCGCGGAAAGCGTCCAGAGCGGACAAGCAATCGTCGCCAGAAAGGCCATAATCGGCCGTATAGACGTTTTCGCCAAATACGACTCGCAATTCATAACGGCCGCTATCGGCCGCAATGCCGGAGTTTGCCAGAGCGAAAAGAGCGGTTGCGGTTGCGAGAATGCGTTTCATTGCCTTGCCTTTCCTAAAAGAGAGAATCGCGCGCTGAATAGCGCGCTACAGTTCGACTCCGCATTCGGCCGCAACGTCTGACAGCAGATATTCGCAAGCAAAGCGAATCGCCAATTGCGCCGCATATGCATCCTTGTCGGAGTCGCGATACATGTCGAAAGTCATGCGCTTCCGTTTGGCGCAAGCAATCAACATGTCGGCGAATGTGACGTCGTCATCCCGAATGACTTTGGAGTTTGCCGACTCTCCGGTTTGGTCCAGATAATCCGCAATCGCTCCGGCTATGTCGGAGCGATACCGGTTGAACATGTTCAAGACGTCGACCGTATAGATTAGATCGTGCCAGCAACCGGTATCTGTGCCATGCGCATAATCGCGGAAAGCCGACTTAGTCGACTCCGGAGTCCGCCGCTTTTTGGGATAGGCATATTCAGTCGCAGATGCGAGAACCGTGCGGCGAATATATGCTTTGAGACGTTGTGTCATTTGCCTTGCCTCTTGTGTGTGTGCGTCAATGACTATGTACATAAAGGCAAGCTTGCCGAATAGCAAGGCCCTATTGTGCAGATTTGATAAAATGGCAACGTTCTATCAAAGCAGGGAATGGAAACGACTCCGGGCAAAGCATCTGCGACACAATCCCTATTGCGTCGTGAAGGGATGCGGCCAGCACGCGTCGTTCGTTGACCATGTCGTGACAGTCAAGAATGCGCCGCAACGTCGTCTTGATCCGTCTAACCTTCAATCGCTTTGCGCCTATCACCACGGAGTCCTAACCGCCGCTTATGATCGTGGCTCTATAGCCGGAGCTTGCGACGAGTCCGGCTTGCCGCTTGATCCTAACCATCCATGGAACAAACCGGAGAACTCGAGCGCTATCGAGACGGTTAACCGTCCCGCTCCGATTGATCCGCAGACGCAAGCTCGATTGAAACGACGGCATAGCGGCCGATAGGTCTCGACAGCAGGCGCCGGAGCGCTTCGGCCGTCCGCCTGGATTCACTAGTCGCGCGATTTGAAGGCGGCCGATTGTCTATTGCGATAACGATCGACGATCGAGACGACGACGCGTGATCGTCTTGTGCGCAATCGAGCGCGACGCGATTTGATGGCGCGGGACGGGACGGGCAGGGGGGGGGCGGCCGGAAGTCCGCCGACCAGGCCTCCGGGACCGGCGGCCCCCAAAAAATACC